AGAAATGCCTTATTTCCAGAAGAACTGCAACGGGGGGGGGGGTACAGACGATAGCGAATAAAATAAATAATCTGCCTGCCATAGCCTTTTCTTGGTAGGCAGATTCATAAAAATACAAGGAGGTTATTTATGGCAACAAAAGACACAAATTATTTAGTTGCAGTTCATAAAGGACTGGACGAAAGCCTTGAAAAACAGGTTGCAGCTCTGCCGGAGAAATTCAACAAGCAGAGATTTTTACAGAACTGCATGACGGTTCTGCAGGACGGACAGGCTGATTTTTCAAAATGCGAAGCACCGACTGTTGTGCGAACACTCTTAAAAGGAGCGTTTCTCGGTCTCGATTTTTTCAATGGAGAGTGTTACGCAATTCCTTACGGAAATCAGTGTCAGTTTCAGACTGATTACAAGGGAGAGATCAAGCTGTGCAAGAGATATTCGAGCAATCCTATTCAAGACATTTACGCAAAGGTGGTCCGTGAGGGAGATGAGTTTGAGGAAGTAATTGATAACGGTAAGCAGTATGTCAATTTCAGACCTAAGACTTTTTCAAACGGAGAGATTATCGGCGCATTTGCGGTAGTCCTCTACAAAGACGGTTCCATGATGTACGACACCATGAGCAAAGAGGATATCGAACATACCAGACAGACATTCTCAAAGGCAGCAAACAGTAAGGCTTGGAAAGAAAGTTACGGAGAGATGTGTAAGAAAACAGTTCTCCGCCGACTGTGTAAGTTGATTGACCTTAACTTTGATACCGCAGAACAGTGTCAGGCATTTGAAGATGGTTCGGCATTTGATGTTAAGGAAAAACCGAAAGAGAAGTATCAGGCACAGGACATTTACCAGTCTCACGATCAGAGTTCTCATAACGCAGATGAGAGTTCTGATGGTGTGATTGACGGAACATTCAAGGAAGTAGATGAGTAATCTTCTTAAACTTACCCCGGAGAACTATTACACCAAAGAAGCTAATATGCAGTATGTGTCCGTTTCTCAGTACAAAGAGTTCAACGGCACGACCGGAAAAATGGGTTGTGAAGCATACGCTATGGCGAAGCTCCGGGGAGAAGTTGAGGAAGTAACCACAACTGCGTTAATGGTAGGCTCCTATGTGGATGCCTACTTTGAGGGGACACTTCCTACATTTTCCGCTCAGCACCCGGAAATCTTCTCATCCAGAGGTAAAACCGCCGGAGAGTTGAAATCCGAATACAAACAGGCCTCAATTATGATTGACCGCGCCGTGAAAGATCCAGTTTTCATGCAGTACATGGCCGGAGATAAACAGGTTATTATGACCGGAGAAATTGAGGGAGTTCCTGTCAAAATCAAAATTGACAGTGCAGACGGCAGACGAATCACTGATCTCAAAACAGTAAAGAGCATAACAGAAACCTTTTACGCAAAGGACCTGGGGCAGAGACTCAATTTCTGCGAATGGTGGGGATATGATTTACAAGCTGCCGTGTACAGAGAGATTTACAGACAGAATACAGGTGATCTCTTGCCGTTTTACATTTGTGCTGTCAGCAAGGATAAGACAGACAACATTCCTCATCCGAGAATCAAGGTTATTGAAGTTCCACCGCTGATGATGGATGAAAAACTGGCAGAGGTCAAAAACAATATCGTGAAAATCCAACGCATTAAAGATGGAGACATTGAGCCACTTAGATGTGAGGTATGCGATTATTGTGCCGATACTGAGATTCTGGATGGTCCTGTCTCCATGGATATGCTGATGGGAGAGATTTAATGAAAGATTCAATCGTAATTGATATGAAATACGCTGATTACGATATGATAGACGGCTCTTACGGTGTCGAGAGACACCATTTGATGGGTGGGGCGAACAGGAGCCATGCAGACGAGGATGGTCTGTGGGTTCCTTTATCGCCGGACCATCACAATTCAAGTAGAATGAGTGTTCATCACAACAAGGAAATGAAAGTAATGAGCCATATCATTGCACAGTTGGCGTATGAGCTTGAAATGGTATCTACCGGACAAGCCAAGGATAAAAACGAGGCAAAGGAAATGTTTCGGAGAAGATACGGAAAAACATTCGTATAGTAGGCGATACGCTTATTATAAATAATTCTTTAGAAAGGAAGTGAAAACAGTGGCAGAAAAACTTACATTGGCATCCATGTGTGCCGGAGGCGTTCAAGAACGTATCGACAGAGCGTTAGCGAAAATCTCAGATAACATTCTGGATTTGAACACTGATGCAAAGAAGAAACGTGTCCTTGATGTAAAGATTACTCTTACTCCTAGTGAGGATGATAGAGAGGATGTTTCCGTTGAGGTACAGACTTCCGTTAAGTTAGCTCCTGAGATGGAACTGAAAACTCAGTTGTTCATCAACAAGGATTTCAGAAGTGGTGTTACAACCCTTACTGAACATTCCAAAGGTGCGATCAAAGGTCAGCTCACTTTGGACGATTGCGGTATGAGCATGAACCCGGAGGAAGTTGAGGAAGAAAAACCGGTAACGGCAGAGGAACTTGGTTGTGATCCTGAGACCGGCGAGGTTATTGAAAAACAGCCGGAGCAGAAAACTGAACACAAGGTTATTAGCCTGAAAGCGGTTAATGATTAAAGGAGGACATAATGAATTTTGGAAAAGCAATAGAAGCGATGAAGTCTGGTAAGAAAGTTGCAAGGCAGGGATGGAACGGAAAGAACCAGTACATTGAACTTGCAACTAATATCAGCTATAAAAACGCCGGTGGCGATATTGTGAACTGCGAACATGATGCTATCGGAAACAAAGCAATCGCATTTGTCGGAACATCCGGCGTACAGATGGGATGGCTCGCATCTCAGGCTGATATGTTGGCTGAGGATTGGCAGATCGTACAGTAACAGGAGGAAGATATGTTAAAAGCAGCTATTGAGAAGATTCTTTCTCTCGATGCTCCCCATATTGAGGAAATCGAGGGAAGAACCTATGTAGACAAAGATATGACGCAGATCGGCAAGGAACTCAGAGCAACAGGTATCACAATGAGTAATCTGAGCAGCCTTGTGGATTTCATCAAAAAGAGTAAAGCAGATTTCAAGACCGGTCATTACATCGCCCAGGTGGTATCTCCTACTGAGGTTCGTCTGTTCTCCAGTTTGGATGCAGACCGCCAGAGAGAAACACTGGCAGTTGTCAAAGCAGAGATCCCGGAGTTTTCATTCGGTCAGTTCATTGGAAACGAAGAGTTTGTTATCGGTGTGCAGTCCAAGTTCTTAAACGAGGATGCTGAGGCAAATGATAAGCCGATCATCTTACAGTTTGCCGGAAATGTTAAGGCCGGCACTGTTGCGGAATACGGAGACACCGGAGTAGGGCAGAAAGCAGCAATCAAGAAAGGCGTTGCCTCTCTGCAGGAAGTTGAAGTTCCAAGTCCTTGCCGCCTGATGCCGTACAGAACCTTTACAGAAGTTGCACAGCCTATGAGCAACTTCATTTTCAGAGTAAAGGACAATGATCGCTATGGCGTTACCTGTGCCTTGTTTGAGGCGGACGGAGGCGCATGGAAGAATGAGGCGAAAGCCAACATCAAAGCGTATCTCGAAAAAGAACTTGCGGATGTATCAAACATTTTCGTGATTTCCTAAATAATCGTAACCCGTAAATATGTTTCTGCAATTATCTCCTAAGATTGGTCTCTGAGGAAAATATGTCACGAAAGCCGCAGAACACACAAACGGTTTACCTCCTTTTAAGAAATTCGATTAGTTGAATGGTATAAACCCTGACAAGGATCTTTTGTTAAATTACCCAGGAGCCGTCATTCCGGCGGCTCCACCCATAATGAAAGAAAGGAGGACTTAGGGATGCACAAGGTTGTTATCAAAGGAAATTATTACGGCAGAACCAGAACCTTACCGGATCTTAATGATTACCTACATGAGTGTGCAAGACATCCTCAGATGGGTGCAAAAATGAAAAGAGATTATCAGATGATCGTGTGTAATGCTATCAGGACTCAGCTGCCGAGGCTTTCGATTACCAATCCTATCATCATTCATTACAACTTCTATGAGCCAGATAAACAGCGTGACAAGGGCAATATTTTTTCTTTTGCCGATAAAGTTTTTCAGGATGCTTTGCAGAAATGTGGAGTGATTAAAAACGATGGTTGGAAAGAAATCGACAACTTTACGCATGACTTCTATGTGGATAAGAAAAACCCAAGGATTGAGATATTCCTTGAAGAGATAGAGAAAGGACCGTTCGATGGCTGAGAAAAAGTATTTTTGGCTCAAAATGCCCCGGAACTTTTTTGAAAAACACTATATCAAGATACTTAGAGCAAAGGATAATGGCGATCTTTTGGTTATGTTCTATATATGGATGATTACAGAGTCAATCGACCACGAGGGCAAACTGCGATTTTCCGAAGATATTCCGTATGACGCAGAAATGTTGGCGGAAGCATCCGGCTTTGCGTTACAGATTGTTACACAAGCGTTACAACAATTTTCAAAATTACAGCTTGTGGTTACGGAAAGTGACGGCACGTTATTTTTGCCAAAATCTCTGAAAATGATTGGGTCTGAATCGGCATCTGCGCAGAGGGTTAGGGAGTATCGGGAGAGGGAGAAAAATAAGACAAAACCCACTGAGATACCCGAAAACACTGAATGTAACGGATGTGTAACAGAGAGTAACGTTGATGTTCAAAAAAGTAACATAGAGAAAGAGTTAGAGAAAGAGTTAGAGAAAGAAAATAAAAAAGGGGGAAAGAGGGAAACTACCCAATCAATTTTTGAAAGGCTTCTCCCTGAGTACACCATCTCTGATGTAATGGCAGATAAACTTCGCGAATGGTTCAAGTATAAGACGGAACGGAAAGACGGATATAAAGAGCAGGGCATGAAGTCGTTGTTGAAACAGGTTGCCAATAAGGTCTCTGTCTATGGAGATACTGCCGTATGCAATCTTATTGATGAATGTATGTCGAATGGATGGAAAGGCATTATTTGGGATAAATTGCAATCATCTTCTACATACAGAAATAGCGGAGATCGCATTGGAAACAGAGTAAAGGATGTGGATGGCTGGTAATGGAAAGAGAAGAATTTAAGATTTTGGTAAAAGCTATGAAAGCTGTCTACGCACAGCCGACATTCATACCAGATAAAGACGCTTTCGATGTGTGGTATGGATTGTTACAAGATCTTCCGTATGAGCAGGCAAATTTGGCGATACAAAAGTACATGACGAGTGAACGTTTTCCGCCAACCATCGCAGATATTCGCACTAAAGCAACGGAGATTATTGCTCCGGCGGAAGAAAGCATGAGCGAACTGCAGGCATGGGCATTGGTACAGAGGGCGTTAAGGAACTCCGGTTACAACTCAGAAGAGGAATTTGCAAAACTGCCGGAGACGTGCCAAAGAGCTGTTGGAACGGCGGCAAACCTCAAAGAGTGGGCGTTGATGGATTCAGACCAAGTGGCAACCATTGAACAGTCGCACTTTATCAGGAACTATCGGACTTCGGTGCAGCGGATGAAAGAAGAAGCACGACTGCCGGAGAATGTGAGGATGCTGATTGCCGATATGGGTAAGAAACACGCAGCTCTCTTGGAAAAGGCAGCAGATCCGCAGATAGAGATGCAGAAAATTGAAGTGCCGGAGAAAGACACCGAACCGCCATCCGGTATGTCAGATGAGACGAGAAAACGTCTTGATGAAATGTATGAGAGGTTCGGCAGAAAATAACGGAGGAAAGGGCAGCGCGCATAAATCCTAGGAACCTCTGAAATGGATTGAGAAAATTATCATACAAAGAGATGAGGGAAAGAGGATTGTGTCCGAAGTGTGGTAAAGAAAACCCAACGCCGGAAAGATCCATGTGTCCTGACTGTGCGGCAAGAAATTCTGAATTACGCAAGCAGAACCGAAAATACCATGAAAGGATTGGGATATGCACTCATTGTGGGAAAAATCCAGCAGAACATAACAAAAAGCTATGTTATGAGTGCTTGGGTCAATTTCAAGATAGTTATTCGGAAAAAGGGAAAACCGATGAACAGAAAGAGAAAGATCGGCTGAGGAAAAGGCAGTTAAAACAGACACGCATCGAAAACGGACTATGCCCCAGATGCGGAAAACATCAATCACAGAATGGTGGTTTATGCCAGAGATGCAGGGCGTATCTGAAAAATTACAGAGACAAAAACCGATGCGATTTGTCACGTTCAGAGAGACCGGACTACGGCATTTGCTATATATGTGGCAAAAATCCAACAATGAAAGGGAAAAAGGTGTGCGATAAGTGTTATGAAACACGGCTGAGTACCTTACCGGCAATGTGGGAAAATGCGAATAATGACTACTTCCGGCAGCTTAATTATGCGAGATTTTGCATGATAAAAAATCAAAGAAAGGAGAAAACGAGTGGATCAGATTTCAATGTTTGATTTAATGTACCCAACATTTAAGACTGACAACCCAGTGCGATTGATAGAATTGTTTGCCGGGGTTGGTTCTCAGGCGATGGCACTTCGTAATCTTGGCGTACCGTTTGAACATTACCTTATGTCTGAATGGGAAATGCACGCCACGGCATCATACAAAGCTATTCACATGGCGGACGATGATACGGATTATAGTGCAGAAATGAGTTCTGAGGATGTTATACAGGCACTTACTCAGTTGGGAATATCCGTGGATGGAAAGAAACCTCTCACGGAAGAGCAGATAAGGAGTCATTCATACAGTGACGCATGGCGCAGAGAATGTTACAACAACATAAAAGCCACGCACAACCTTGTCAACATTTGCTCAATGAGGGGGGGTGATCTGGCAATAACGAATACTGACAGATACACCTACCTTATGACGTATTCGTTTCCATAAGACCTTGCCAGGACTTATCACTCGCCGGAAAGATGCGAGGAATGAAAAAAGGATCAGGAACACGTTCCGGGTTACTGTGGGAAGTTGAAAGACTTCTGAATGAGACAGAAAATCTTCCCCAGATACTTCTCATGGAGAATGTGCCACAGGTTATCAGCGCAGACAACATAGACGATTTTCATAGCTGGTGCAGCTTTCTTGAAAGCAAGGGATATAAGTGTTATACGCAGATCCTCAATGCAAAGGATTACGGAGTGGCACAGAACAGAGAGCGTTGTTTCATGGTATCTATTTTGGGAGATTATAATTACAAATTTCCGCAGCCGGTTCCACTGGATAAGACAATGAAAGATTATTTGGAGGACGAGGTAGACGAAAAGTATTACATCAACTCTGAAAAGGCACAGAAACTCATCAAGGACTTACGAGAGAGCGGTCAGTTAGACGGTATCTCAAAAACCGTTAGGGGGGGGGGCAGAGGCTCAGTAGACCGGCATCATTGGGATGCGGTGTTACAGAAGTAGACAGCTCAGATGAACCATGAGCCGGCCATTGATTGTGGCTCATACGGGAACAGGCGGAGAAAGAGGACGCATAATGTCCCCGGATGGCATATCAGTGGCATTGTCGGCAACGGATTATAAAGATCCACCGAAAGTTTTAGTGGAGGAAAAAGTAAATGGCAGACAGAATAATCGTAGTCGGCTCACTGAACCCGGAAAAAGAAGTCCAGGACAGGGTCCGAGTTTTATCGGGGGGGGGTATTTGCCAAGCAATAAGGGCAACAGACTACAAAGATCCTCCGAAAGTGCTTGTGGAATCTACGACCCATACAATAAAGCATTGTACAAAATGATATGCCCTACCCTATTGGCGAGCGACTACAAACATTTGAAATATGTAATCGAGGAACTATGAAATGGCAAATAAGGCACGTTGCATACAACTGGGGAATATCGCCGTAGGAAAGAGCTGGGATAATCCTCAGAGCGGAAGAATTTATTCCGTAGATGGAATTGCACCCACCTTGAACACTTGTGGGGGGAAAATTTAGAACCAAAGATATTAGAAATCAAGGAAAGGAAAGAAGATATTGCAGACCGGGATTAAAAGGTTAGGCAATATTCTCCCCACTTCCACTAGAGAAAACCCAAACCAAGGGAGAGTGTATGATACCGGTGGTATAGCTCCGGCAATCACGAGTGGGGGGGGGTACTGTACCTTGCATCATAACAGAGACGGAGGCTAAACATATTGCAGAATCAGAACGATAGATTGTGCAATATCTCTTCCACAAACTCATGTGGGGGGGTACTCACAGTTACCAGAAAGAGCAGACTGTATGTGAACTCAGAAGCGATGAGGGAATAAGATTTTTCAAAGATGGCTGCTGCGGAACTTTAAGAACGATAGACGGATGTGGAGACAAATGTGTGATTGAGAGAATAATTTGTGCGTCAAGAGGGAGAAATCCCACGAACCCATCTGACAGAACTGTAGGCGCACCAACAGAACAACGGTTAGAACCGAACTCGCAAGGGATATGCAATACGCTTACGAGTGTTGCGAAAGACAATTATGTTTTGGAGATAAAAATAAATGAGGATTGATTTTGCAATATGTCGTTGTGTCAGAACCGAATACGGCAAAAGGATAAGAAAGTTATATGAAAGCCACCAGATTTCAGAAAAAAGAGGCAACATGACCCAACTTGAAGCAAGAACTGATGGCATATCCAACACGCTCACAACGGTTCAGAAAGACAACCTTGTTTTAGAGATAAGGACGGTGGATGATGGATAAAGAGTATGTAGGCATCAGGCAGGCAACGGCAAAAGGCTACATAGAATGTGAGATAGGCGGTGTCGCAGATTTCTCTTATCCTACAAGTAAAATACGGAGAGGGAGGGTGCAAGGCGGCGGCCATGTTTGTCCGACACTAACAGCACAGAGTATGGGTATTTGCCGGATAGAAAAATTTGATCGGGGGGGGGCAAGACGGTATGCAGCATAATGATATTTCAGAAGATAAGGAGATTGATGTGGCAAAAGTAGGACAGGTTTCCACAGATGGAAGTCAGTGTGGATCAGTTTATTCAGACGATGGCACTGCACCAACACTGACTGCCGGAACACACGGAGATGCGAACTCAAAGGTATGTACAGAGTATCGCATACGAAAACTCACACCAAAAGAGTGTTGGAGACTGATGGATTTCTCAGATGAGGATTTCCATAAGGCAGAGAAAGTAAACAGTAACACTCAACTTTACAAGCAGGCCGGAAACAGCATTGTTGTAAATGTTCTGGTTGCAATCTTAGGGCAGTTATTCATCGGAAAAGAGGATGTATATAGAGACTGCAAGGTAAAGAAATAGGAGGCAATATGCAGAAATTAAAACAGATGGTAGTAATGAGAGAAAGCCACGAAAGAGACGAGGGAACAATGGGATTTCACGATTATGTGACAGTGAAAGAGGACTTCAATAAATTCGTGGATAGAGTAACAGAGGCTTGCGAAACAGTTAATGGCAAATTCTTGGGAGTTTCTTATCCTAACGAAGATACCGCCGTTATTCTGTATAGATGGTCTGACGGATTGCATTAAATTTTTTTGTAGAAAATGTTTAGTCAGACAAACGAAAATGTGAAAGAAAGGAGAAAAATCGGTATGTTAGGAAAAACCGCAAAGGAAAAACAGACAGACGATAAAGAGACTGAGTATGCTTCCTACGAGATTTGCCGGAAGAGCAAAGTCGGAGAGTACATTCAGGCAGGGCAGGAGTTTTTTGTGGCTGATATGAAAAAGAAAAAGATTTACAGCTCCAACGATCTGCGCCTGAGAGAACTATCGGAAAAGGTAGACTCTGAGGACACATTCGTATTCAAAGAAGCAACTTATATGTAAACAGGAGGACAGTTTTATGAGCAACAGCAGTAATGGAAACAGTGGAAAAGCATCAGGCGGTATCGGATTTTTCGGAGTGTTACAGCTTATCTTAATCACTCTGAAATTATGCAAAGTAATCACATGGTCTTGGTGGTTAGTTCTTCTCCCTATCTGGATTGGGGTTGGACTTACGGCAATTCTTATTGTAATCATCGTGATCGCAACAATTTTGAAGTAGGAGGGAAAGACATTGACGCAGGAGCAGATGAGAAACCTCAACACCATCGTAGAAACATATGGAAACGATGCACAGGAGGATATGGCTATTGAAGAGTGTTCGGAACTCGTCAAAGCCATTCTGAAATTACGCCGTAGCGATGAGAAAACAGCGGAAACGAGAGAAGCAGTGATAGATGAAATTGCAGATGTGCAGATTATGCTCTCACAGTTGGAAATTATTTTTAACTGCGTAGCAGAGGTAGAGGATCGAATTGATTTCAAAATCAATCGACAGATGGGGCTAATTAAGGAAAGAGAGGCAAAACGTGATGTTTGTTAAGTCTCAGGATGGAGCGGTAGTTCTGAACAACGACAAGGTAACAGAATACAGCACGGACAGCAAATATGATGGGCGGTACAAAGTTGCCGCCCTCGTAGGAGAAAGCAGAGTAGTGATTGGCAGATACTCTACGAAAGAAAAATGCAGAATGGCGATTTCAATGCTTATGGACTGCTACACCATGAATTTGCTGTTTGAAAGAGGACAGGATGAAAACCCCAGAGACTTAGTATGTGAATATGTGGCGGATCAACCACTTGGAGTGTTCGAGATGCCGCAGGAGGATGAAATCGAATAGGAGGACACTATGAGCAAAGAGTTTTATAGAGGGGAAATTTTCTATATCCGCAACGAGAGTGAATATAGCGGAAATGTACAGGGGGTGGATAGACCTGCGGTAATCATAAGTAATGACATTGGAAACAAGGCAGGTCCTATCTTGGAGGTGGTTTACCTTACAACTCAGGAAAAGAAGCCGTTGCCGACACACGTTAAAATCAGCAGTTCAAAATATCCGTCCACCGTGCTTTGTGAGCAGATTGATACGGTAAACAAGGATAAGGTTGGAGATTACATAGGGCAGTGTTCTATGGCAGAAATGAAAAAGATTGATGCAGCGTTGGCGGTAAGTATCGGCATTGGAATTAACATCAAATCGAATGATCTGGTAAAGAAGTGGGCGGAAGCTGCAAATGAAGCAGTGAAGCCAAACGAGAAAGAACCTGAACCTATTGCAGAAAAGGTGGAGATGCCGGACATTGAGACACAGTTGGAAATTGCAAAGATAACTGCTGAGAGGGACGTATACAAACGATTATACGAGGAAGCAATGGCGCGGAGATAGGAGGAAACATGGCTCTAATAAAGAGAGACAGAGAAAACTTCTGGATATTAAATTGGCTTGATGAGTACATGACCGGTCACAAAGGATTTATATGTGGAGGATGTTTCAAAAACATATTCAATAAAGAAAAGGTAAAGGACCTTGATATTTTCTTTGAGAATGAAAGCGATTTTGATGATGCGGTACAGTATTTTGACAGCCAGACACCAGGATATGACGGAGACGATGTAAGAGATGAGAAATATCATTTCCACTACGAAAACGACAATGTAAAGGCATACAAACACATTGAAACAGGTGTTGTGATTGAACTTTGTTGCAAAATATTTGGAAAACCGGAAGAAATTCTGAATAAGTTCGATTTCACAATCACGAAGTTCGCATATTACAAAGAGGAAGTAGAGGATGAAACTGGTGCGGTAGCGAAAAGACAAGAACTTCCGTTTGAAACTCTGGAAGATGAGCATTTCTTAGAGGAAATTGGAATACCGGAAACACACATTGAGTACAAAATCCTGATGGATGATGCGTTTTTTGAACATCTACATCTTAAACGGATTGTGATTGATAAAGATATTCCATTTCCAATGAGCACTTTTGAACGGATGCTGAGATATGCAAAGTACGGATATTTCCCATGCAAAGAAACAAAGATGAAGATAATCAATGCACTTAGGGATTTGACAGACGAACAGGTTGAATTATCTGAAAACCTTTATGACGGCATGGATTAAGGAGGAAAGATGAAAAAGACAGCGAGAGTAATTATCACATCAAAGTGCGACCGGAAGTGCCCGGGGTGCTGCAACAGCAAATTGGACTACACATCATTGGCGAAAGTGATTGGCGGTATCACGGCATTAAAGGACTATGAGGAAGTTGTGATTACCGGCGGAGAGCCTATGATAAATCCGGCACAACTCTACACAGTCATTAAAATGCTCAGAAAGCAGAATAAGAGACAGAAAATCTATCTTTATACGGCTTGTCTGACAATGGACGATCATCCGGTAATTTTAAAACACTTGGATGGTATCACAGTAACAGTCCATGCAGAAGCCACAGATGAGGATATTCGTAATCTGAAATACATGAGTTCCAATCTCTACGATGAGGACTTGGATATGCGCCTGTTTATCGACAAGAGGGTGTACGACAGGTACGACTTATCTAATATCTGCATGAAAACATGGGATGTAGTGAGAAAACTGGAATGGAAAGAAAAGTGCGATCCGGCAGAAAACGAAGAACTGTTTTTGTGGAATCTTTATTAAGGAGGCTGCCATGGAAACTTATAGAGTTGTATCAATTACAGACAGAAAAGGCAATCCGAGAATTGAGGGCAGATACCCTCTCAGAGTAGGGAGAATGTGCAAGAAACCCACTCCAAGAAACGGAGCTGCCATGATGATTGAATGGTTGGCTCAGCCGGATGGAACACCGTATGTCGGCATGATTGTTACGAGTACAGTTATCGGATTCAAGACCGAGGATAGAGGAAAATACATTGAGGTAACAACCAGAAATTCAATCTACACATTTGAGAGAGTATGAGAGAAACAGAAACTTTTGATTACATCCGCCGGAAGTACCCGGACAAAGAAGAAAAGTGGAGAAAGGTCACGCAGCTTGTAAAATTCGATGAGAATTTGGAAGTTAAGAGCGTGCATGATTTCAACATCAACTGCTACATATCAACATTTGGGAGACTTATAAGAAACGGAATCCTCTGCAATATGGCATACGGAGATAAATACGATATTTCCAGTATGTTCACAGATACGGACGGAAACCAAGTACGGTTTAAGAGACACCAGATTGTTATGCAGACTTTCTTCATGGGCGATAGACGGCGGTATGACACCGTGGACCATATAAACAACGTGGAGAGGTTTGACAACAGCATATACAACCTCAGATGGGCGGATAAGGGCGTACAGTGCGGAAACCGCAAGGACAAGCCAGGGAAACACAGAATGGTTATCTGCATAGGCGATGAGGAAGAAATCTTTTTCTCATGTCGGGAGGCGGAACGACTGTACAACCTACCGCCGAACTCGGTCGGTAAGGTATGCCGTGGAGAACTAGAATCCATATATGGTTATAGATTTGGATATTTATAAGGAGATCAGAGATGGGAAAAGATTGGACCAGAAACGGCAAGAGTATTTTTACAACCCTTGGTGCATCCAACCACACAGAGAAAGAAAGAGAGATTAACGACTACTATGCGACAGACCCTATCGCAGTAGACGCATTGTTACAGGGGGGGGCAGAACTGAATCATAAGATTTGGGAGTGTTCTGCAGGACAAGGACACTTATCAGAACGTCTCATAGAACTCGGTTATGAGGTCCGCAGTACGGATCTTATCGACAGAGGGTATGGAGAGGGTGGAATAGACTTCTTGCAGACAACAAAAATGTGGGATGGCGATATTCTTACCAATCCTCCATACAAGTACGCGAAAGAGTTTATTGAACACGCAATGACGATCATACCGGACGGGAGAAAAGTGTTCATGTTTCTTAAATTACAGTTTTTGGAGGGAAAGGCTAGAGGCGAACTGTTTAAGAAATACCCTCCGAGATATGTATATGTGTCACGCAGCCGTATTCTGTGTGCCAAAAACGGAATGTTTGAGGAAATGAAAGCCGGAGGCGGAAGTGCAGTTGCGTATGCGTGGTATGAGTTTCAAAAAGGTTATAAGGGAGTGAGCATTATTAAGTGGATAAATTAGATTTTGGCTACTACAACATGGACTGTATGGCCGGCATGAAACTTTTCCCTGATAAATACTTTGATGTGGCAATCGTAGACCCACCATACGGAATCAATGCGCCGAACATGGCGATGGGAACCAATAAGAGCCGGACGAAGAACGGTTATCCATCCGAAAGCACCGCAAGCAGATTGAAACGGAGTGGACAGGTAAAGGAATGGGATAGCAAACCGCCAACGGAGGAATACTTCAAAGAATTGTTTCGCGTATCGAAAAATCAGATTATATGGGGCGGAAATTATTTCAATCTGCCACCAACAAAGTGCTTTGTTGTATGGGATAAGGTGCAGCCGTGGGATGCCTTTTCGCAAGCGGAGATTGCGTGGACTTCTTACAATCTCCCGGCAAAACTGTTCAGATACTCAAACACTGGCGGAACAAATTCAGAGAAACGCATCCATCCAACCCAGAAACCGATAGCATTGTACGAATATCTAGTAGGTGCTTTTAAGCTATCGGGGGGGGTGGTACTTGACACCCATGTAGGATCTGCGTCAAGCCTCATTGCATATCACAGAAACGGCGTGAGGTTTGTAGGGTTTGAGATAGACACCGAGATGTACGAGGTTTCAAATGCGAGACTGGAAAGAGAAAAAGCACAATTATCCCTATTCGATTTAGGGATGGAAAGGAATGGAGATGAGTAGTTTTGTACCGATTTATGCGGTTGATTTTGACGGAACACTCTGCGAAAGTAAGTGGCCCGGAATTGGCGCGCCGAACAAAAAACTGATACAGCATCTTATTCAACGCAGAACAGAGGGAGCAAAAGTGATCCTTTGGACTTGCAGAGTGGAAGAACATCTGAAAGAAGCGGTGGACTGGTGCGGTAAATTTGGATTAGAGTTCGATGCGGTCAATGATAATCTGCCGGAAAACGTTGAAAAATATGGTAACAATCCAAGAAAAGTGTATGCCACTTGCTATATTGACGATTTGGCTGTGGATAAAAGAAAATACGATCTTCCGTTTCATACGGACGAAAAGATCGACTATTCAAAATTCGATAAATACCCTCTTGGAAGCGAGTGGATGTTAAAGACGGAATATGCAGAGCTTCCGGTGGTAGTAGAAGAGGTAAATGCTTTTCACGGGTATATCGGTGTAAGAAGCACGAGCGAAGAGGATAAATTTAGATATTTCAAGATTCGCCGTGATATTGAATGGTTTTATGACAAATTATTTCCAAAGGAGTGATGCGTTTATGAAGAAAAAGAAAATCAATCCACAGGAATTTGACTGCGGATGTTGTGGAAATCAGATTTATAAGAGCCGCCTTAGAGACGAGGTAAAATGCTGTTATTGCGGTTATATCAACCATGTAGGGAAATACACAGGTAGGAGGAAGAGACTTGGATAAAACGAAAATAGAGTGGGCTGACAGCACATGGAATCCGATTACCGGCTGCCGTCATAAATGCCCTTATTGTTATGCCAGAGGCATTGCAAACCGTTTTGTATCACGGAAAGGATGCCATCTGGTAGAACCGGAGACGTACAAACTCGGAGACGATGGTTCTGAAACTTATGAGATAAATGAGCAACCGTATTATGTTGATGATGAGACCGGAAAACAATTCAGATGCGCCTATCCGCATGGATTTGTGCCGACAATCCACAGATACCGCATGGGAGAATACAGAGACAAAAAGAGGCAGAGAAATATCTTTGTCGGTTCAATGTCGGATGTGTTTGGAGAGTGGGTCCCTGATAGATGGATCAGGGAAGTGTTTAATGCTTGTGAGAAAGCTCCGCAGCATAATTACCTCTTCCTCACGAAGAATCCTGGAAGATATATGGAGCTGCATCATTACGGAGAATTACCACTCAGAGATAATATGTGGTACGGAACGACAGTCACAGATCCAGATACGGAGTATATGGGGCAGGACGGACAATATGAGTTCCATACGTTTTTGTCAGTAGAGCCTATACTTGCAGACTTCGGGGAGCTGAGTGAGAAATCATACATCCCGGAGTGGATTATCGTAGGAGCGGAAACTGGCAGCAGAAAAGATAAAGTCATACCAAGACGAGAATGGATAGAAAATATTGTGGAGCAGTGCAGGAAGTACAACATACCGGTATTTATGAAACCGAGCCTCACGGACATTTGGGGCGAAGAACTCATTCAAGAGTTTCCGAAAGCTCTTATTCATGCCTGATTTATTCCAGAGCATTGATAAGAATATGCTTAAATCGCCGGTAGCGTACTGCAAAACACATAAAGGGTATCTATCAACGAAGCAAATGAAAGTCCATAAGTGCCTGCAGATAGGATGCACTGGACTGGAAAGGTTGGAACATCCCTACTGGGAGGAACGCCAACGGAAAAAGGATGAAGCAAAGAGGAAAAAGAAGTAACAGTAAATTGGTTCACGTTTCATTTGATGAAGTAGAGAGATTTGTTCCGAGAGTTCCGAAACAGATTTGCCCGGATGAGGATAACACCACTCCGAGGATATGCGTAGCACCTAACATATTGAGTGCAATCCAGGCGATGCCGCAAGGCGGAACAGTGGCGTACAACATGGCAAGAATCGGTGTGCCGGTTGTTATCCATGCGTATTACATAGAGAGTGATGCTATCCTCATGCCGGAGCAGATAGCGGATAAAGTGCCGGATGCCGTTGCCACAGGAGAAATGTGGGTTATGGCAGTTCCGGCAGCAGTCCGGCGGATAGATTACGAGATTGTTGATCCGTATGTGCCTATGAGGATTGATAGGAATGGCACGAGAGAACGATTTCTTGTATGGTACGGAGAATTGAAACGGGTTCGGTATCAGGATAATTGGAGAAATCTATCTACCAGAACAGCCAGAAATCAAAAGGCGGTAGAGTGGTTTATGGAAAATAAGCCAGACATATCGTACAGAACATTTATGTCAAATATGGACGATGAACTATTGAAATCATTCCATGTGGAATTACAGGAGGTATGGGAGTGAACAAACAGAAGAAATTAGCAAAGCAGAACACGCCGTTGTATAAGAGAGTACCGACACTTAATCTGGTGGACTATTCAGATATAAAAGTGCCGCTAGTAGTGATATATGACAGCCCGAAAGACTTTCCGGGAAAAGTGGTGGCAAGAGTATGGGACGGAGAGAAGAATCGACCAACGAATGTTTACTGCGAATATGAAAACCTTAAAAGATGCGAAGATGATGTAATGTCAGCCGGATTTATTTTTAAGTTCCCGAGGACACCGGAGGACGATGCGTGCATTGTTGAAACATACATGAGATAGGAGGGTAACGCCATGGCAAAGAAAAGAAGTTGCCGCAGAACTGCGGACGAGGATAAGATTCACGAAAAAGCCGTAAAGATGCGGAAAATGACAGATGAGCAGTTGGTACATTATGTCGAGGACAGAGTAGAGAAAGCCAGAAGCGAGGGTTTTAATCAGGGTAAAAAGTCCTCCGGCGGAGCGGATATTAACAAATTTCTCAAAGAGATTTCTTCAATCAAAGGAATTGGAGATGCTACAATCTGCAAAATTGCGGATCATTTCAGAAAGGCAGGAAACCAGAATGAATAAGACGGCTTTGCAGATGTTCGAGGAACGGAACGAAAAGGCGTGCTGCCTTAACTGCGAAAAGCTGATAGTTAAACACACAAAGACAGGACATATAAATTTCTGCGGAGAGAGCGAGAAAATCATTCTGGATATGTTTCTTGATGTCGGAACCAACTTCTCAGGGTGCAAATATGCAAGAAAGGAGTCAGCCGATGATTAAAACATGGTTCAAGGAGTACGAAAAGATCAAGGACAAGGCAGTTGTGGTATATCCGTATGAATGGGATTGTATGTCAGAGAAACAGCGGAATAAGATTCTTTCTAAGAAAACCGTTATTATGAGCGGAGAAAGCGGATATGCCTGTAAATATTATGAGATTATCGGAAACGTGAATAATCTGTCTGAACATGACTGTGCAATCATAGCAGACGGTGGAAACCTCTGTTTTGGTTACAGAATGGAGGGACAGAGAATAGTGGTATATACAGATTAAGGAGGATATGCGATGATTACAGCAAAAGAATTGGCAGAAAAGCTCAATGGGAGAGCATACGGAGATAGTTTTGACGATGTGAAGCAGGAAGCAAAGGAAAGCGGTCTGGTTATTGTTTACGGTGCATCTGATGATCTCATGGAGTTTGATGGGGCAATCTATGATGAGGGCGGTTGCTTCGATGGAGGAAGAGTATACTTTGACAGAAACGGTGTGGATCAGGAGGGAGAAGAACGTGCAAATTGGATAGATGCTGTCTGGTGTGATGGCATGAACAGGGACGGACTTCCGGCAGCATGGACTTACAAAACAGACATTCCTTGCGAACACTTTGACATCTGGGAAGATGGAGAGATTTATTGTGTAGGTCTTGTATTCTCAATCGAGGATCTGAAATGAAAACCGCTGAAACTGTAGCACTGGAAAAAGCGATCAGACGAGCCACAAGAAAGACCGGTGTATTTGGCTGCTATGAGGTAACAATCGGATTTTGCGGAAGAGAAAGAGTTGATTACATGACCTATGACACCAAGGGAGTGTTCCGGTGCTATGAAATTAAGGTGTCGAAAGCGGACTTCCATAGTGCTGCTGCAAAATCCTTTGTAGGCCATTACAACTATTATGTTCTCACAAGGGAATTATACAATCAGGTCAAGGAAGAGATACCGGACTGGATTGGTGTCTATATCGGAGATTACTGCGCTAAGAAAGCAAAGAAACAGGATTTATCCGGCAGAGAGTATAAAATGCGCCGTTCAGTCAATGGACGCAGTACAGAGGTATCTACTCTGTGGGTAGATATGCTCAAAGAGAGCATGATTCGTTCGTTGTATCGGGATTCTGATAAGCTGATACAGACGGAGGATGAGCAGTATATAAGCCGTCTCAGAAGTCAGATTGATAAGGCAAGGACTGAAAGGGACAGAGAATCCAAGAAGTACCTCAGATTATGGAAAACCGTAAGGAAAGAATTTGGCGATGAAAAGGCATGGGAACTCATAAAAAAGGCAGAGGAATAAAACCTCTGCCTTAAATCATTTTCTGCCATTTATGGCAATCACTACATCATCAAAACCAGAATCGGAGTAGCAAGTGCCCTCCTGAGAAAGAGTTGTACCGGGCTGCAATTCCTGGTTATCATCCATAAAAGATAATTCGCTAAAATTAACCATCTTCCCATCTTTAAGGTACACCACATCCATACATACATAATCTGCGGCGGAAGTTCCGTTGTTTGTCACGGATGCAACAATGCCGCTGTCGGTAGTATTGTAGTCAACGGATAAGTCAGAATAGACAGGAGAGTATTCCTTTTCCTCTGATACCGACAGTGTGTAATCGAAACTATCAATCTTATCCCATTCATCAAATGTGGCCCATATACCGGCTGTTTGCCCTGGAGCAACCGCTTTTGTTCCATCACTGGAAGAACCAACCATACTGCCGGAAGAATCCAATGCGGTCACATTCAGATCAATACTCACAACTTTATCTGAATTGTTTGTTACATACATAACGTAATACATAAAAGAATCATCCACAGTACAGGAATAATCCTGCGTACTCATCAAATCTGCAAGGTCTGTTTTTTCTTTACTTTCTGTCGCAGTCGTGACCGCAGCAGTGCCATTTTTGGTAGATGTACCGCCACCACAACCAGTCAAAAGAACGGCCGACAGTAACAGTATGGCAAAATATCTCATCTTCATAGACATATCCTCCCTATATAAATGTTTAGTCCATTATACATCAATGTGTCCATCAATGCCACATTATTCGCTCGCCTTGAAATTATATATAGGTTTCAGAATCGCAAGAATATCAACGGTTTCTCCAATACATTCCACAATCTCATCAATAGGCTTGTATGCCATCGGTGCCTCATCTATGGTTTCCTCTGATACGGAAGTAGTGTAGATGCCATCCATAGAGTTTGAATAATCACTCATGTTTAGAGTTTCCCTTGCTTTCATTCGTGACATAATCCGTCCAGCTCCATGCGGCGCAGAACAGTTCCAATCCTCATTTCCCTTGCCAGTTCCGAGAATACACCCATCACGCATATTGATAGGGATAAGAACCTTTTCTCCGTACTTGGCAGAGATAGCACCTTTACGGACGATGTTGGAGTCGTGGTCGATATAATTGTGGATGCACTCAAAGAAGTCCGGCATATCTGCATCAACACCCCATCCCATGTGATTGCATATAATCTGAGCAATCATAACACGGTTCATGTAGGCAAACTTCTGACATATCCTCATATCATGGAGATACTGTTCACGGTACTTACCCTCTAAATAACAGAGGTCTTTCGGCAATTTCGGAGTGACAGCACGGAAGTTTCGGCGCAGCTCCTTGATTGCGGATTCAATCTCAGATTTTCTTCCGGCGGCTTTGTAGTCGGCAATGAGTTTTTCCTGACGATCATACAGATCATCTTTGCCACACATCAACTCATAGGCAAGGTTTTGGTAGTAGTCGGCCACCTGTTTCCCAAGATTGCGACTGCCGGTATGGATAACCAGATACTTATAACCGTCCTCCGCAACATCAACCTCAATAAAATGGTTGCCGCCACCGAGAGTGCCAATAGAGCGTTCGAGACGCTTGGTATCTTTTAATTCCCGGTAACAATAAAGCTCTTTCAATTCTTCAAAACGCATTTGCCGCCCATCATGCACATTTTTCCCACTTGGAACATAGGTGCGGATAACACGATCTAAAGTATTCAATGTAACAGCATTAAAATCCCTATGCCCTAAACTAACGCAAAGCATACCGCATCCAATATCAACCCCAACGATGTTAGGTATTACTTTATCTCCCAGGTCGGCAGTAAAACCGATAACACATCCTTTACCGGCATGAACATCCGGCATGATACGAACCTTGCAGTCCTTAAAGACATCCTGAGACAGAAGAGTGTTGATCTGCTCCAAAGCCTCATCCTCAATGGTTTTTGCATATACTTTCAAATTACTCATAGTGATCCTCCTATACTTTGTATGTTTTATTATTTCCAGAATTTCCGTTGTATTTTGTGAAAGGCCGAACCCATACACGTTTACCGGTCTTGGTAGTTCGGTAAAATCCCCTCACACTTACCTGTTCGGTAGGTTTTGTGTAATGCCTTTTTGTGCCGTCTGCAGGAATAGGTCTGCTATCAATGTGGTATGTGGTTATCAATGGTGTAGCACCGCCGGAACGGCGCAGGCTTTTCCGCTGCTTATGAGAAATGCGTTTCTCTTTCTGTTCTCTGGTCTCAATGCAGTTGCGGTAATGCGTTGCAAAACACATGAGAGAGTGGAACTTCAATGCCTCCTTGTATGGTGTTCTGTCAGCGGCAAGAACCATCCGGGCAACCTTTCGTTTCTCTTTGCTTAATCCGGCAGGAAAGACAATGTTTTCGATTTCCTGAGTTTTCGGATCATACCGATAATTGCAGACATACACGCCACCCATATACAGATGCAGCCTGACGAATACACCCTCTTGCTCATAATAGAATTTAATATCTTCCTCCGGCAGCTCAACCAATGCGGAGGGGATGGGGATGCGGAACTCTTCGGCATCCAACCAATCTTTATTTTGCTGATACCATTCAATGATCTTCTCTGTTTTCCCGATGGTATCGACTATGATTTTATTGCAGTTTGTAATATCAATCATGCCTAAGACCTCCATTTCTTCAATGGTTCCTTATAGCATTTGTCTATTTGGACACGTTCTTATCAAGCGGCATCGTGCGCTCCGCCGGAGATACGCGAATGTCAGGAGATCCCACTATCCTTATCCGGTTTCGCATTAAAGCCGGAAAACCTGTCAACCAACAAAGGGATGGTGTATGCCGTTATCAACCCTCATACCGGCAGCAGTTTTCACATTAAAAACTGCCAGAAACCTGTTACACGACACTCAAATAGACAAATCTTATAAGGAACCATTACTATATATGCGCCTCATTTGGGGCGGTAAATAATATCAACGTGGGAATCTAATGCCTGTTCAATCTTTTCGTCCGTAACACCCAAGTAACGAGCCGTAACGGCGGCGGAACTGTGCTGATACAGGCGGCGGACCAGTTCAATGTCCTTTCCGTTCTTGTAGTAAATCTCTGTTCCGAAGTATTTACGGAACGAATGGGTGGATATATCCTCATACCCAGGACCGAGCCAGTCGCAAACCTTTTTCAGATGCTTTTGCACTGCCCGGACACCGATAGGGAATATCAGATCATCGCCCTCAATGCCCTCAGAGTCCGCATATTCAAGGAGGAAGTTGTAGACCTGTTCCTGGACCTTGAAACGGCGAACCTTTCCGGTCTTATGCTCAACGATATTGAAAGCGTGGCCGGAGGGCGTCTTAATGAAAGAGGAACGCCGGAGGGAGAGCGTATCGCCAATGCGAAGCCCTACATTCGCCTCAATAACGAGGATCGTAGCAATCCGGGGATTAGGCTGTATGCAGTCTCCAATGCCCTCATATAAAGTTTTTATGATAGTCTCATACTGCTCATGCGTACAAGCTGTTGTTGTTTTTCCTGCCATTCTAATCACACCCCCTTAATCTACTGTGGCACTGCCGTAATACGTCTCAATGGTTTCATAGCCGGACACCCACTTATTGTATTGGTTTTCTAAGTCCGCATCCTGAAAATCATACCGGCGTGCGCTGTCATACCGTGCGCTCCGGCGGAGAGCATACACACATTTGAAACAATCCTCAATGGAATTTCCACAGACTGTATGTACTTGCACCAGATCATCCTTGTAATTACTGTGAAACCAGTTCAATATCTCATTTACTTTAACTGTAACCATATCTGCTTTTCCTTTACGCACCGCAGACCTCATCACGGATCTGCAAATCAATCTCAATGATACACTCCATATTAACGCCGAGTTCTTCTAATTCTTTGATATATTTTGTGGTATCTGCGCCACCCTCTGATGTTTCGTAATAATGCCTGGCAGCCACCTTGAATTTTTCAAGTGTTTCATCAATAGCTCTGCGCCGCATTTCTTCCATCATGTAAGCTGTACGCATCCTTAATTCTTGTAATGTCTGCATAATAACCTCCTTACTGATTTTTCATCAAACCGGCAACAACATTGTTGATCGCCATCTCAGATACAAACCCACCTTGCAGCCTTACCGGAGTAAGAGAACCGTTAGGGAGAAAGAGCATATCGCCGTGACCCATGAGTTTTTCGCCGCCGGCCATATCCAATGCAACCATAGAGTTCGTGACTGTACCGACACGGAGACAGATCTTTGTAGGCATATTCGCCTTAATCAATCCGGTAACAACCTTTGCAACCGGGTACTGTGTAGCGATTACAAGGTGGATGCCACAGGCACGGGCTTTCTGTGCAATTCTTACAATATGTCCCTCAACGGATTTTCCACCCATGCTCATAAGGTCGGACAACTCATCAATGAAAACTATGTCACGTCTCATAGGAGCATCTGCGAACTTTGCATTGTAGCTGTCAATGTCACGGCAGCCGGTAGAGGCAAGAATGGAGTAGCGGCGATCCATCTCAATACAAAGGTTCTTCAATAGCTCAACCGCACCATTTACCTCAGATACAACCGTACACGCTGCAAGGTTCTTGTAATACTCAAACTCTGTTGCTTTTGGGTCAATGATATATAAGTGCATCTGTGCCGGATTCTTTTTCATAAGCAGGGACAAGATGAGGTTATGCAGCACGATTGATTTACCAGATCCGGTCATACCAGAAATAAGAATGTGGCAAGCCTTGGCAATATCAATATAATGTTTAGAACCATCAACCGCCATGCCGATTGCCATTGTAAAACCATCGGTGGACTGGTACTCATTATCAATGAGCATATCGCCCAGGAACACGGTTTCTGTACCGGTCGGAACCTCAATATACACATAGCCATTATCAAATCTCAAAGAGGCGTTGCAATGTAAGGCTGCCTGAAATTCCTTTTCGTGTCTCAAAATAGCTTGCACCTGAGTTCCGGGAGCCGGTTCAATAACATACTGTGTAAGGCGTGGTCCCTGGTTGATCTTTGCAAGGGTGGAGCGGAGGCGGAAAGAGTTCAATACGTTCAATATGGTTTCGGCTTCGTTCTTTACTCCATGAGATCCCCACGAGGTGTGATAAGTCATATTACCCTCAACAGTAGGGAAGATATACGGCTTTGTAAGCTCATAAGCCGGGGCGGTGGTGGCGGTCTGTCTCTCTGCGGACTCTTTCAGTCCTGCATTGAGAAGTGCGCGGGCCTCACTGTGTTTTCTGTTTGCGGTCAATGCCTCCATACAGTTAATAAATACGCTTTTCTTTCTCATGGTTCTCAATCCTTTCTTTACCGGATGCCGGTAGTACACAACTTTCTGTTTAATGCCTGTAATTCTTTGATGTGTATGTCAATAGCTTTCTGCGATTCAGTGTCACATACAAGGCGTTGCGCCTGCCCTGCGTTCTCGATCATTGTTAAGATCGCATCGCTTAACAAGGTCAATTCTCTTTCGTTAAAGCTGATTACTACGTTGTTCATTTGCGTTACCTCCATATTACAATCCGTTACACTATGTTACAATGTAACGAACTAAGCCAAAATACCCTCAATCAGTCGGCGGTTTCCGGGCGTTACCTCTCCGCCGTAGTTGGAAACGGTCAAGATCAGGTCAATGGCTGTTCTCAGTCCTCGAAGCTCGGCAGATACCCGGCTGCGCTCATTGTGGTAATTCTTCAACGCCTCACGCTGAATAGGAAGCTCAATAGAAAGTTCAAAGCGTGTGCGGCGCGGTGTGGATGGGTTGTTATAGGTGCGATCCATTGCATCAATGGCAGCCATGCGGCGATCCTCTTCAATGCTCATACGCTTTTCTGTTGCTTCAAGGCTTGACACCTTGGCCTGCAGTAACTCAAAACTGCTCATACCGTTCTCAATTCTCAATGCTGTATTATTCATGGTTTCTTATCCTCCTAAACTCAATATGTTATGCTGTGACTACTTCGTAATTTGCCGGAATCCTGGTTACTGGCATATAACGGCCGGATGATTGGCAGAACCAGAAAGGGCGTTTGAATTGATACGCTGCGGCGTGCTTCAATAGTTCAATGCTTTCCCCAGTGTGGAGAGTAAAGCGGATCACTGCGCCGACAGGTAAATTTTTCAATGCGTGAGGATCTTTTTTTGCTTCAATGTTCTTTCTGCATCTCTCGCGCCAGTTATTGGCATATTCTGAATCAGTAGGGGAGAGAAGAGAGAGAATAGAAGCCGGGCAATGATCTTCACATGGTCCAGAACTTTCCCCCATCGTCTTAACTCCAAAGTTGAAATAATCCCGGTTGTTGGTGTGCGTCAATGCAACGGCGGCGGTTGTCTCTGCCTCTCCGGTGCTCAATTCTGTTATTTTAATAGCTGCATAGTATGTACTTCCTACCATTGCGGACCGTACAACTTCGGCTTTCCTGGTGTCGTTCTGCCAGGTGTAAAGCTCGTCAATCTCTGTTTTCCGGTCAATAGCTCCGGTTCTGGTGTAGTGTGTAGCGTGCGTGCAATCCCATCCCATAATATAAAGGCCTCCTTAATCCTGCACCGGCTCACATTGTAAGCGGTGGTTTTTGTTGAATGTTATCAATATACGTTTTGTGTGGTTCCTCTGTTTGAAATCCTCAAAGAATTTTATCAATGTATCATATTTGAAATAGTGCAAGCCGATTTCTGCATACTCAATATAGCGGCTGTCTGTTATATAGATCCCCTGACAGTTTCCGTATTTCTTGAAAAACTGCATTTTCTCTATGTACTCATCAATATTTACGGTTTGCCCCTCTTGCAGATGTTCCAATACTGCGGAGCGGTTCAGATATTTATAAGCCATCCTAAAGCCTCCGATCTCTCAATATATCCGGCGAAGCCGGGGCGGATCATCCGCCGCCGTCCGTCTATGCCTGCCATACTCCGCAATATTTACAAGTGCTATTAGGTGCTTCGGGTTCTCCGAAGATAAACCGGCGGATCTGGTCTTGCATGGTGTCCGGGATAAGCCGCGCCCACTGTGTAGCGTTTCGCCATCGGTTCACGGCTCTAGCTGCAATATAAAGCCGGTTGCGTGTCTCTGCGTCCATTTGGAAAACCTCCGCCAATGTATCAACGGCGTTTTGTTCCCTGTCGTGAACCTCTCGCGCATAATTAACATGATTTTTTCGGGTTGTGATTTCCTCAAATGGGCCACGGTATAAGGTTTTAGAGCTATAACAATATTCGTTGTAGGCCTCATTTTCTGCGGCTACTGCGTCAATAAGTCTTTCAATGTCAATATTCATCATATTACGCAGCCCCTTTCTTTTTCGGTGTCTGTTTGGAAAGTTCCACAACCTTATAAAACGGAATAGAGGAGCGTGAACCGCGGAACGTGTCGCGCACGTCCTCAATATAATTATAGCGAGCCTTTAACTGCTCAATATCGGCGGTTATTTCCTCATATTCTGCCGGGGTCAGATCGTGCAAGTGGCAATAATCCCATTTTTCAAAGAATCGGCGCGCCGGGGAGTGCTTCGGCAGCAGCTCCCGCTGTGCCTGTCCGCATCTGCTATAATCGCGCTTGGATCTTATGAACTCCGCCGCGCTTGTGGAAAAATACGGGGCTTTGTTGCCGCCCAGGGTGTAATATTCAACTTCAAAAACGATCAATTTTGAAATCTGGAAACAATACATAAATTCTTTCATAACTCTATACAACCTCCTTTGCGGCTTCTCTTGCGCCCCATTTTGTAGCGTGTTCCTGGAACTCTCCGACCGTCTCAACGTGGAGAAAGTCAGGAGAGAAACGGCGAACGGTGTAAGCTCTGCGGCTGCCGTCAAAATTGTTTTCACTGGTAACAAAACAACGATTTTTATATAAAGCGGATTCTATACGAGATCCCCAGTATTTAAGAGTTTCACGGTCGAAAAAGTGACCTTTTCCGGTTCTATAAATGACTTTTGCCTCTGCTAATGTAATCATATATAAGCCTCCTATATTTTGAGAGGGAGCGCCCCGGAGGGCGCGCGCCTCGTTTCTGTCAATTAGTAATTTTCGTAATATTCATTAAGGGCGGTTTTTTCGTCCTCTGTAAAAATACGGTCAATAGCTGCCGCGGTACGCTTGCAAGCCTTATAGGCCTTTAAGCCTTTGCGAACCTGATCCGCTCCGCCGTCAATATATCCAAACTCTGTTAAAAAGTCCGCCTCATCTGTGCAGCTCTCAACACAAGAAGCATCAGACAAGATACAATATAAACAATCTTCTTTTGTCGGCTCATGCGTTGCGCTTGGGTTGCATTGATAATCAAAAGTGTAGCGGCGATTATTTGCCGGGTTGATAATGCGGCACTTGTAGAGAACGTGGGACGGTGTAAAAAGGTCCTTTTGTTCGTCTGCCTCTGTTGCTGTGAATTTCAAAGAATCAATAATTTTTTCTGCTGTCATGGTCTTTCCCTCTCTTTTTGTTGTTCCATCCGGGAAAGCCTGTTATAATAGGAGACAAGCCCCGGAGGGGTGGCGGCGGTCCGTGTCGCTTGGTAGGTGTAGCGGATCGCCCTTTTTTATTTGGTTCTCAATAGTCGTTTACGCCAGACTTGCAGACGGCGGCTTGCAGGGGTTCGCCTGTCCTATTCCCTTTTATGCTGCGTGTATATAGGCAACTCGTTCCAGCCATCGCCCCGGCTCAATAGTTCCGGAGCGGTTCCCGCTTTCCCCTGGGAGCGTCGGGGGCGTTAATCATTGTTAGAGTGCTAACTGCTTTCACTCGATGCCGGGCCGATTTTATACCGCTTTCCCGGTCTCGTGCGGTTGGTGGAAGTGTTCGCCGTTCCTTGCGTTGAGGGTTCCAAGTTTTCCGCGGTTCTCATCCCTCTAACCGTCCGCGATACAAGCCGGAGGCGGTGGGGCGTGTGTTTCGGTCTCGTCTTAATAAGTGCCGTGCCGCCGTTGCCTTGGTCCGGGTTGGTTCCCTTGGTCCGGTCTGCGGTGCGTTGTTCTTTTGGGGTACACCGTGCGCCCTTGCCTACGCTTGTTTGTTTTGTTGAACGTCCGGCGGTTCGTTGTTGTCCGTTGCGGTTCGTTCTTTATGCTTGTATTGTAAAGCGTATTCTTTACAAAGTCAAGCGGAAAATTTACAAATTATTGCAGTTTGTGAAATATGTATAGCCGACTAAACAAAATAAGGGCGGTTTGTTGTGTAAATTGTACACTTTACAAAGTGCAAGAAAACCCCGGCGCAGTGTTTACCATGTAAACGGCAGACTTGACAGGCGGCGCAGATTCCTATATATTAAAGGGGTACAGAGAGAAAGGAGGGCGGAGCCGGTGCGGTTGAGTTTTGGCGAAAAAATGCGCGTTATGATGAAACGGCGCGGGGTATCGGTGCAAGATGTGGCGGATCGTCTGGGCGTGTCCCGGCAGAACGTAAACCAGAGACTAAACGCCGATAAATTCACGCTTGAAGATATGGAGAAATACGCCGCCGCCATTGGTTGCGGAATTGAAATAGAAATAACAGAGCCGCCGGAGGGCGGAGCAGATCCGCATATAAATAAATAAGGATAGCCGAAAAAGTAGAACGTAGGGCACAGAGAGAAGCAGAAAGCAGCTTTTCCCGGTGTCCTTTTTATTTTGCCCGTGTGACAGTGTAGGACCGCCACAGAGGGCACAGAGGAAAGGAGGGCGCAGAGATGGCAACAGAGAAGAGAGAGACCGCCACAAGGGACGAAAACGGAGTTAGAAAACAGAGTTATAAACGTTTTAAGGCTGGGCGGGATTATGAAGAGATAGAGACGGCGCAGGCGGTGGCATTGTGCGAAATGATGCTAGACGGATTCAGAGCGGCAACCAAGGAAGCGGAAAAGGGGAAAGGAGGGAGACCCCGGAAGTTGGAGACCGTGGAAGAGTTTAGAGAGATAGCAGAAAACTATATAAATTATATTAAAGAAAGAGCTTTACAAGGTGTTAGGCTGATTCCTGACGTTGAGGGATTCTGCAGCTTTGCCGGTATTTCCCGCGATACTCTAAACGATTGGGAAAGAACCCGCCCCGGTGTGTATTCCGACACAATAAAAATATTGAAGAACAACATAGCCGCATATAAGAAACAGCTCGCATTTAATGGAGAAATACCGCCGATCGTGTTTGCTACTGATTTTAATAATAATCACGGCTACACCCAGGCAGCGCAGAAAATAGATCTAAATGTGGGAAAACAGGCGCAGGAGTTACCGACAGCGGCGGACATTGTACAGCGTTTACCAGTAGAAACCGGAGGGACAGACCCGGCAGAGGATGCGGAGGACATAGAAATATTATAAAATTGGCGTTTTGCGGTTCGTTTTCTTTTACTTTTACGAACTCCGGCACGTTTCCGGCGGTTCTGGTGTGGCAATCCGTGGACAGGTCCGGCAGCTTATACCCTTGGGCGGGGGTGTAGAGCGGAGCGGATCAGGGGCAACTCACCCCTCTGAGTTCCCAAAAAATTAAAAAACCCAAAACCACACCAATCGTAAAATGGCAAAGAACCCTATTACCGTAAACCACCCAATTTACAATGTAAGTATAAACACGGCATCCGAATAACAAAAGGAAAGTGAGGACTTTACAAAACCACAAAATCCAAAATCGGCGGATGCCTACCGGCATAGAAAGAGAGAAATATGGAACAGAACAAAGAAACAGCAACACAGAATAAGCAGAGAGAGGCGGAAGTATGCAGAGAGAAGAAACAGACCGCATGGGACAAATGGAAAGAGGACACACTGCGGAAGTTCAACCGGACTGCATGACAGAGGCATACACCGTAGGAATCTCTGAAACGCATATCAGAAACAATGCAACGGTATTCCGAGTATGGCAGATGATAGAGTGTGGAGAACTTACCAGAGAAGAGGGATTGTACCTCATGGTAAATACGCTTGCGGATGAAAACCATCGTCTGAATCAAATGTGTAATGACCTCATAATGAGGATGCCGTCACGTCTGAACGTAGAAACGATAACAGGCGAAAAATAAAAATCGGCGGAGGCTTACGCCTCATAGGAGGTAAAACCGGATGAGCAATGAAAACAGCAATTCCAAAAATTCCCCGGAAAATAAAAAGAGGTCTTGGCACAAGGAGCCGTGGTATAAAAGGTTATTCGACAAGATTTTGGTATCGTATTTTCTTCCGTGCAAGCATGAGTGGGAAGTACTGGAAGTCCTCTGGACGGTACATGATTACGGCGGATTTAAGTGTGAGGTATGCAAATGTGGGTGTAAGAAATGCGGAGAAATAAGCATTGAGCAATTATTAGTATGAGGTGTAGGGCATGGATAGACCGGTAGAAATCACAAGAAGCTATGCAGAGTGCAAATTCTGTAACGATATTGCTGATATGTGCAATGAGATACCAGATTGTACTCACTGTGAGAATAGAAAAGGAACATGGATAGATACAATCACGAGCCTGCTTGGCACAAAAGCGGTTGTCGTTCTGGAAGATGGCAAAGTGGAGACATATCCACTGGATAGACTTAAAGTTATCACAAAGAGGGAGAGATAATGAAAATTATTGAAGAAATTGGCGAAGCTGCAATGTTGGAACAGCTTGCAGAGGAATGTACCGAACTTGCAAAGGCAGCACTCAAAATGGCAAGGATCATACGAAAAGAGAATCCGACACCTGTAACAGAGAAAGATGCTATTGCAAATATCAGAGAAGAGTACACGGATGTCGTACAGTGTGCCGGAGAACTTTCATTGACCGTAGATGAGGAACAGATGGCACGCAAACACGAACGGTGGGAAAAGAGAGTGAGGGATAGAACATGATACCATTCAGGCATTGCATAAGGGAACCGCACGGATCGGCAGTGAAATTTGAGATACTGGCAGCAGCACCGAATGAGTTTCAGGTACGTTACCCAGATTATGATTACATTAAAATGGGAGTCGGACCATCAGTGATGTATAACAGAGAACAATTACTGTGTTTCCTACTGACATATGACAAGGCAGAGTGCCTTGAATTTATGGAAAAACTGTATCATCACATGGGATGGCCTACTGAAAAGCTGCATGAGAATCCGGCGTTTGCCGAAGTGATAAAGGAGAAAGAGGCATGATAGCACGTTTCTTACAGAATATTGTCGTAAATGACATTGAGAAGAATATGGAAATGAATATTGATAAGGGCGAAGAACTCTTTGCCATCGACAGAGGGACCCATTATGAGCTGAGAAAGGCTGACGGATGGGGAACTATGGCTCCGAAAGAGTGCGAGGGAGAATATTATGAGATCATCAAAGAATAAAAATCCGTGTTTTGATTGCCTTGCATCAGAAAAAGAAAATGAGGAAGTATGCAGGACCATACGGGCGATATTAAATAAGCACAATAGCGTACAAGTGGATCTGAATGATCCTGGCAGCATAGGAACATTAACCATAGGGGATTGCACATTTAACGTTTATCTTGGAGGCACAACACTGAATAGGCTGTCGCTTCTGCCGGACAAGGATGTATATAGGCGTGTATTCACACTGATAGAGGCGTAGGGGGATATGTATGGAAAATGAGACAAAACCACAGCTCTTTATCATGGATGAACGGCTCGGAGATCCCATACCGCTTGCGGAAATTAAGGAAATATCCGAGCCTACACTGGATGAAGAGTATGATATGCCGGATATTTCTCATCTGAAAGAGGGATTTGAAATACCTTTTGAAGTGAAAATGAAGAAATCTGCCATAAACAAACTGTTTCAACCGTGTTTTGGCAGAGAACCTTACAGGAATCTCGAAAAATGTGCCAAGTGCATACTGAAAAAGGACTGCGTTGTGGCGAAAATCGAGAACAATTTCAACATGAGATTAAGGGCATACCACCCTTGATAATAAATCACAAGGAGGACACCAATGGAAGAGAAAGAAAAGAAACCGTGGAGACCGCCAGAAGCGGCACATTTACCCGATCCGATAGCGTTTGCCATGCAGGGTTTTGAACGCTTTGGATTACCGAAAGAACGGCTGATACCGCCATTACAAACATTTGACAGAGTGATGCAACACTCGACATTTACCGAAAACCGATGGTGGGAAAATGCAAGACAGGTAACGGCAACATCATCGGCAGAACAGTGGCGGAGAGTGAGCATCGAAAGAGCACGCTGTCTCGGAGAACCATGGCCTGATTTTGATGATATACCGGTTGCGAGTATCACAGAGGATTTTTCACAGAAATGTCAAAATGCCACAATCGGATTGTTAAGAGATCAGGTTATAGCGTCATGCGCTATTCCGGGAGAAACATCGTTTAGAGACATTTTTAACCAGTTAGGTATTAAGGAGGACAATATGGATAGAAGTTTAGCGGACAAGAAATTTAAGAGAGTAACTATTGAGTGCGAGGACGGCACGACTTACGCTGGAAAGATCAATCATGTATGTGGCAGCCCGTATCGTTGCGACAAACTGTGTGTAGAAGCAATGGTTGAGGACAAGCCTATTGGAGCATACGGTATCGAGAAAGTCCTGTTCCAGAATCCGGCAACAATCGTATTTTGGTCTGACGGTACAAAGACGGTTGTAAACTGCATGGATAATGTGGAAATCAAGAAAAAGGTTGTTGATGGCAAGGAAATAACCATCCGCAAGCCTAAAAAGGCTGATACCTATTCCGAGGAAGCCGGTCTGGCTATGGCTATCGTGAAGAAATGGGCCGGCAACAACGGAAACTATAACAACATCTTCCGTGAGTTCATCCCCGGGATGGCGGAGTATGAAAAAGATGTAAAGAAATCTGCAAAGAAAGCTAAAAAGGCACAGAAATCGGAGGAATAACCAATGACGCTGAGGGAATTTGCCAAGGGATATGACGGCAATATTATGCTGAAAGCATTTGAGAATGAGAAATCAACAACTCCGACAGCAATTATGATGACTCAGATTACGGATTCTATCAAGGATGAGGTTCTTGACAAAGAAGTATACAGCTACACAATGGTTTGCGCTTCACTGTTTGAACGGTATCTGAGAGTAAATTTTGAAGCTGTGCCGGAAATCCCAAACGAAACGGAGGAAACCACATGAGAACCTATTTTTTTGACACAGAGTTTACTGGTCTGCGTAAGGACACAACTCTTATCAGCATAGGAATTGTCTCAGACACAGGAGATAGGTTCTATGCAGAGTTGACGGACTATGATGAGGGTATGTGTGATGAATGGATTGAGAAGAATGTTCTCGATCATTTGGTTTTGAGTGGCAATGCGGAGTTAGAAGAAAGTCTGGCAGCCGACAATAAAACAACGACTGTAATCGGCAGTAAGGCAGATGTTTGTTGCGAACTTATGGAATGGCTTGAAATGGACGCTAATTTTGACAGTGATTATGCTGCGGTATTCGTTTCAGATGTCTCGCATTACGATATGGTGTTATTGATTGACTTATTGGCAGGAAACGCTATGAAGTTGCCTGAGTTTATTACACCGGCTTGTCACGACATCAATCAGGACATTGCAACGATGCTTGATATTTCAGAAAAGGCAGCTTTTGACATTTCGAGAGAGCAGTTACTTACGGACAGAGGAATTGATTTGCCGAAAGGTCAAAAACACAATGCACTCTACGATGCGGAAGTTATCAAAGCGATATATGAGGACTTTTTCTCTGTGGGGGGGGTAAAACAGGGAGGTAAGAATGGATAAGGGACAAATCTTAATGGATTACCGCTTGGCGAAGAACCATAAGAGACAGATACCCATTCTTGCGGACTTGAATGTGTGCGACACGCAGACAATAGTAGAAATTCTGGAAGAGGGCGGCTACAAGCGTATGTTCAATACGAATGGTGTGGATATTTCCGTGAAGAAAACAGAGATTGAGCAAAAGTATTCTTCCGGGGAATCCATAGCCACCCTTGCAATGGAATATCACATTTCAAAGAAACAGATTAAGGTACTTCTCGGAGTAGAAGAGACGGAGGAAAAAGGAACCATGTCTGAGCAGGAAATGATAAAGAAACTCGGAGAACTTACGAGCGAGGTTGAAAAACTGAAAGCAAACAAGAAATCTCTGGAAGAAAGAAATGCGCAAGTAGAAAAAGAGAATGATGATCTGATGAAACAGATTGAACAGCTTGAAAGTTTCAATGCAGAGCTGGATGCCACAGTCAAGGAACAGACTGAAATGCTGAACGGTGGAAAGTTATATGAGGGCTATCAGGAAGTTTGCATTAAGAACAGCAAGCTCAACGCAACGGTTGATGTCCTGGTAGAGAAAATCAGTATGCTAAAGGCGGTGGGCTGTCATGGATAATGGAATGGAACTCAGAGTGAAAGATTATTGCGCTTTCTGCCCTGATTTTGATGCTGATGTTGATAAGGTTGATATTACTGTATTGGCGGATCGTACACAAAGGGCATTAACGACTATCAGATGCAGACACGCCGAAAAGTGCGAAAGAATATACGGGAGAATACAGGAGGGCAGAACTAATGAAACAACGGTGGTACAAAGTAGTGTTTGAAACCATTGAGAGAAAACCAATCCGCAGAACTGTTACCGTATGCAGCACGGACAGTGTTCATGCGTCTGCTCTGGTATATCAGCAGTTCGGTAGAAAGAAAATCAAGGTAAAATCTGCCAAGAAAGTAAAGGAGAGCGAATGATGGATAATTTGAACTTGAAACCGCAGTCCCCGGATGAAGTAAAAACCATGATGTGGACTGGGGAAAATCAGCGTGAAATGTTCGATCTGCTTACTTGCGGCAAGAAAATTGATGATTATATGACTGCCAGTGGAGAGAACTTTTTCATAGACCATAGCACCGTAAAAGGTGGGTTGGTGATCGTTACCAACATAGGAAATCAGTGCGGATGCAAAATACCGGTAAAGATAGGGGATTATGTGTGCGGTCGCAGATATGGAGATAAATGGTGCTTTTCCGTTGCAGACGGTACGGCTTTCGAGAACAATACTTGTGGAACTCTTGAAAAGAGAGATGGGAAAGAAAAACCGATAGACATATTCAAAAACCAAGAGCAGTTAGAAGAGTGCCTGAGAGAGTGGCAACACAGATTATTCCTTGATGGGTGGCTAATACTGGCACATGTTAAGGATAAGATTATGAACCCTAATGGAGAAGAGGTAATTGACGCTGCCGGATATAACACATTCATATTTGAATCCAGTCAGGCAAACATCCAGTTACTCAGCGATGAATCTTACAAAGAGAACAATACATTGTTCAAACACTGCATGGAAAAGGATCTTGTGCATGAACTTTTGCATTGCAAGTACGATTGGATGGGATGCCAGGGTGGAACATATGAGGGCGTGTATCTGGATGCGACCGAACACCAGAAGCTAGAGGAAATGGCAAAGAGTCTTATCATGGCAAAATATGGTGTCGGTTATGATTACTTCATGTGAGGTGCAATATGACAACGGTGGTGGTCTATAAGACCGATACAAAAGAAGTTCTGGCAGCTATTCCGATGGACGGCGGAGATGCCGTCTGCCGGAATGATGTGGAATTTCAGATTTACAACGGAACAGAACCGATCTTTACGGAAGTTCCCGGAGGGATAGTTCTGGCAGAAAACAAATTTATGCTAAAGATGGAGGACAAGAACAATGAAAAATAAAGGAACATGGATTATTGTCGGCATTGTAGTCGCATTTGTATTACTGATTGCAGGAATTTTCGTAACAACGAACAACAGAGCCATTTCGTTAGAGGAACAGGTTCTTACGGCAGACTCCGATGTGCAGACGCAGGAGAAACGTAGAGCCGATCTCATCTACAATCTGGCAGACTGCGTAAAAGAATATGATAAGCATGAGGCAGATACGCTTTTGGCAGTTGTTGACGCAAGGAACAATGGCGGTGTGGATATTGAGAATGTCACAACTTCCATTGCTGCGGTTGCGGAGCAGTACCCGGAACTGAAATCGAATGAAAATTATAAAGAGCTTATGAATGAATTGGCTACGACTGAAAATCTGATTGCACAGTACAGACAGTCCTATAACAATGAAGTCCGGGCATACAAGAAATATGTGCGTAAGTTCCCTCATAAGCAGATCTTAGGAATGATGGGATATGAGGTTATCAATTATTCATATCTGGAATACAGCACAGAGGACAGGCAGCCGGTAAGCAATCTGTTTGGAGAATAAGCCTATGAGAAAGTGGAGTACGATAATCTACTCCGGCAGTGGTTGGGATTTGACGGTGCGAGAACTCATGTTTAGCATCGTCATTATCCTTGTCATGCTCACGGGTGGATTTTTCATCAGCGAAAAGATTTCTTCCTCATGCGACAACAAAAATGAGGAATATTATCAGGCAATTAAGATCGATAATGACGCAGAACAGTTCCAGTATGGAATGAGAACCAATGTAGGCAATGCGTTTGTAAAAGGAACTCTGTCGGTTGTAGATCCGGTTACTGACTCTGATATTGATGGCGAATATGCCTACATAGAAGTCAGAGAGGAACATTACAACCAACACACCAGACAGGTAGCCCATACGACAACGATAAATGGAAAATCCCACACATATTACACAACGGAAACTTACTATTCGTGGGATTATTACGACAGTTGGGAAAAACATAGCGAAAAGGTATCATTTCTTGGCGTTGAATTTCCATACGGCACAATATCCATGCCGGGAGACTATCATATAGACACACAGAAGAAATCAAGCCGTGTGCGATATAAGTATTATGTCATAGACACTGCCTACGATGGTGTCATTTATACAGAACTGAAAGATAACACGATAAGCAATGGCAGCACGTTCATTCAGACTGATACGTTAGATAGTGCTGTGGATTACATGGTAAGCAGCAGTACGGCGATGATAGTCGGATTCTGGATGCTATGGATTGTCTTTATAGGGGCGGCGGTATACGGATTCTGCTATTTGGATAACAGATGGTTGGAGGATGAGTAATGTTTATAGTAAATCAGGATAGAAATACGACAATCAACATGGGAAATGTGAAAGAAATCTCATTGCATGGGAAACAAATCTTTGCAGACGATACCGTAATTGGTAAGTACGGAACGGAAGAAAGAACAGATCAGGTCTACAATGAAATGCTGCAAACCCTATTTTCCCCATACATGATGTTGAAAGATGCAGAGTTGCCGCCGGACGCAATGAAAAACTTTGCAAACGGAAATGTGATTCTGCTGAAAAGTGCGGACAGAGAGCCTGACGTGAAGTTTTATGACAATGGATTATATTATATGCCGGAGGAATAGAGATGAAAGATTTGATTTTTGCACTTATATGGTTTGTGGTACTGGGAATTTATATCTTTGTGAGTTGGAAAGATGCAAAGTCCAACAACGAAGTGAAGAAAGAAATTACACAGATGAATGAGCTGCTGTTGGAACAGAACTCTCAGCTCAAAGAACAGAATAAGCATCTCAATATGGTTATTCTGAGTGTTTGCAGTAAGAGTGTACGAGACAGAAAAGACCAGGAGGGAAAACGTGAAAAAGCAACGGAAAGAGACACGCCTGAAAAGGAAACGCCTGAAAGCGGCGTATAACACAATCTTAGAAGAAAACCGCCGATTAAAAGGTTGGCAATCGGTGTATGGCAGAAAAGAGATTAGAACATATGGAGAACGCAAAACACTCACAATATTTGAAGCAGGAAGTGACAATATGGGAGAAATCATAAAAGACAGAATGGCAGTAAAAATTGGTAGAGCACTTAAAGAAAATGGTGCAATTCAGTTTGAAACATACGATGATCCTATGAAATGTGGAATTATTGTGGATGCGAAAGTTAAAATCGTTATGCCGTAGGTATATTACAGAGCCGTGTAGAGCCGTGAGAAAGGATGAATTTTCATGGCTCAACACGAACTATCGAATAAAGAGATTATCGTAAGGCTTCTGAAAAGCGATCTGAGTGACTATGACAATCTTCTGTCCTTACTCGGAATGGCAAATGAGGTTATCCGGGAAGATAAAGAACTTTCGCGGAAATTAGCGAATAAGGTCAGATTCCTTGCACTGAGACTGTGTGCGACAGGAGATATTAAATATTACAATTTGTACAATAAGGCTCTTTTGTTCTTGGCACAGGAACATAAGGATTTTGACTCTTATCTGCTTTATGTGGAAAAGAACAGAGATCCAGAGGACAGATACTATCAGCCACGAAGAAATAAGATTTATTGGCTTGTACAGAAGATGCAGAGGCTTATTGATGATGAGTTGGATATTCTATCAATATCAATGCCTCCTGGCACCGGCAAGACCACACTGGGAGAGTTTTTTATATCGTTTGTAATGGGGCATTACCCAAACACACCAAACCTTATGTCCTCCCATTCTGGATTTATGACGAGAATGTTCTATGATGCTGTTCTCAACATAATTACCAGTAATGAATATTGTTGGAGCGATGTGTTCCCGGATATTGTATTTGAGGGAAACAACGCGAAAGAAGAGACAATAAACCTTGGAAGATGGCAGCCGTTTAAGACGCTGACCTGCAGACCAATCAGAGGTTCCCTTACCGGCGTTACCCGTTGCGAGGGATTTCTGTATGTGGACGATTTGGTTTCCGGTATCGAAGAGGCTTTATCTATTGATCGTCTGGATAAGTTGTACGGAGAGTACACCACAGACCTTAAATCTCGTAAAAAGAAGAAAGCAAAAGAGATCCACATTGCAACCCGGTGGAGTGTGCATGATGTTATTGGCCGGCTTGAAAGAATGTACGAGGGAAATCCGAGGGCGGAGTTCATTGCTGTTCCAGACATTGATCCTCAGACCGGAAAAAGCAATTTTGATTACGATTACGATGTTGGATTTGATGAGAAATACTTCCACGATATGGAAATGTCGATGGATGATGTATCATATCGCTGCCTGTACAAGAGCGATCCGATTGAGAGAGAGGGTATTCTGTATCATCCAACAGAATTACAGAGATATATCGGAGGACTGCCGGACAGAGAACCGGATTCTATATTGGCAATCTGCGATACCAAGGACACCGGTACAGACTACAACTTCCTCGGAGTTTTCTATCAGTACGGAGACAGATACTATCTGGAAGATCTGGTATTCAAGAACATCGACCCTGGAACCTTGGACGAACTCAACTCAGATATGCTTGTTAAGCATCATGTACAGCAGGCACAGTTCGAGAGCAACAAAGAGGGTAGCAGAACCGCAAATGAGGTTGAGAGACTTGTTAAAGCCAAAGGCGGCAGATGCCATATTACGAAGAAATACACTACTCAGAACAAAGAAACCAAGATCATCGTCAATTCTTCATGGGTTAAGGAACACGTCATATTCAAGGATATTACAGAATATGAGCCTAAGAGTGATTACGGTGTGATGATGTCATTCCTTTGCAGTTATACACAGCTCGGAAAGAATAAACATGATGATGCGCCGGACACTCTGGCAATGTTCGCTCAGTTTGTAGATGCTCTTCTTGGCGGAGAGGGACAGGTAGTAAAGAGAAGTGACTTAGGAATATAGAAAGGGATAGCATGGGACAATATAGTTTCGCCACCAACTTAAAAAAAGAAAGAACGAATAGGGGAATTACACAACACGAACTTGCGACGGGCGTTCATGTGGCGCAGAATACCGTGAGCGATTGGGAACAATGCAAAAGTTATCCGCCAATCGACAAGATATACGATATAGCAAATTTTCTCAAAATCCCTGTAAGCAAGCTGATTTCTGATGTTCAGAAAAATGGTTGTAAAGCCGACTGCACACAGAAAAACAAATTTTTTTGAAAATATTGTTTATTCCACTTGACAAAGAATGTTTAGTGCGCTATACTACGACCATACCAAGTGACACGGACATAAGTTCAACGGACTAAACACATGAGGTATGGCATTAAAGTTTCTCCTAACCATTACGGCACAGCAACAGTGCCGTAATATGGGAAGTAAGCTAACTCGGTAGAAGCGATGGACTGAAAATCCATAGGAGTTGGTTCGACACCAACACTTCCCACTTAGGAATTGTTGTTCCCCGACAGCAATCCCACATCGGAGGGTTCACGTTTATAATGAACCTCCGAAACCTCACATGGAATCTCCCCAAGTGTGAGGTATGGACCATTAGCTCAGTTGGTTAGAGCATCCGGCTCATAACCGGACGGTCTGGGGTTCGAGTCCCTGATGGTCCACGCATGGCAATCCGGCACGAAACTATAAATATAGCCATGGCAGTGAAGCTACGCCAAGATACACCGGAGGAAGTAAGGCGGCTGAGTGCGGCGGTGCAGTGCAGAAACGGTATGACTACCGCATGACCGTGACGGCTACCAGAGGTAGCAGACAAGAGAGGATGCAAAAAGATGTATATTCCTGAATTTTGGTGCGGTGTTGCCGCAACGATAATCACAGAAGTAATAATTGCAATCGCATATTCCATATATGCAGACCACAAGAAAGGAGGCAAGAAGTAATGAACAAAGCTGAATTAGTACAGGCAATGGCTGACGATGCCGGACTTTCCAAAAGTGATGCTGAAAAAGCACTCAACGCATTTGTTGAGATCGTAGGCGGAGAACTTGGAAAAGGCGGAAAAGTGCAGTTGGTCGGTTTTGGAACATTTGAAGTGACTGAGCGTGCTGCCAGAGTTGGTAAGAACCCTCAGAACGGAAAAGAGATTTCCATTCCGGCTTGCAAGGCACCTAAGTTCAAAGCGGGCAAGGCTCTGAAAGACGAAGTAAATCGTTAAGAGATCATTCGGAGTGACCTGGGAGGAGAATGGTGGTTCGATTCCACCTGTGGGCGTAACTCTTGCGAACAAGGTTCCCACCGCTTCTTTCCTAATGTTCTTGGCGATACAAGAAAATTAAAATAAGGAGATAAGAAA